GGATCATATGAAAGAATAGGTGATCTGTCAGGTATGAGATGGGATAAATATTTATTAATTCCTGTATATTGGTCAGAAGAGATATCAACTGTATTTGATGCTGATGAAAAAGGTTATGTTAAACAAAATGAAACCACAATAGTATTTCCAGGAACATATGGTATAACACCATATCCAGGAGATATTGTTAAACTAGAACAAGAGTATTTAAGACCACCAGGAACAGATTCAACAAATGATACATATCCAATACTTGTTGTATCAGGCGTTGAAGTATATCCTAATACAGATAGACGATATTGGAAATTAAGAATTGAAACATTTCAATCCAAAACTACAATTCAATTAGATGAACAAATAGAAAATACATATTCATTTTTCGATTATACTAAACTGGTATATACAGTTCCACAATCAACGTTTCTAACACGAATGATGATTAAAAGTGAAAATACAAAAGATAGATTAGATGAATTATATGACAATAACAGTGGTTTATACTTCCTATGAAAGATTTTGAATTAAGAGAACTAGACAGTGCAGGTCGAAAAGAGAAAACCTTGATTCTCCTGTTCTCTTATAAATTATTTACAAGGATAAACAAGACAAGGAGTTTATAGTGGAAAAAGAAATTTGGAAAGAAATTGATGGTGATTACTTTATAAGTAATTTGGGTAGAATTAAAAGTTTTAAAAGATATAGAGAAGGAAAAATATTTAATATTAGTCAACAAACAATTTCAAGAATAAAAAATAACAAAATATGGAATCATGTTAATTTAGAGGAGGCGATATAATTGGCAAATACAACACTTTCAAGTCAGATATATAGCAGTAAAGACCAAACTGTCAATCAGATTACAGAATACCTCCGTACCTATCTCGAGTTGGAAAATGTAATGTTGGTGAAAGGATCATTTTTGTCATTCTTAGTTGAAACTTTAGCCATCTTAACTTCAAATTTAATGTTTTATGAATCATCTGTATATAAAGAGTTCTTTTTAACTCAAGCTAAACTGGCTGAATCAATTTATGATTTATCTGCATTTTTAGGATATAATACTATAGAAGCAACTTATTCTCAGGCTAATGTTCTAATGACTGTTCCATTAACTTTTACCAGTGATGATATCACAATATCAATTCCACAATCCTTTAAGTTTAAGGCACAATCAATTCCTTTTTTGACATATTATTCAACATCTATTAATATTCAAAATAATAGTCAAGTTTCAGTAACAGTGACAGATGGTAATAAAATATATACTTTACCAACAATTATAGATACAACTAGTTCAGATCCACAATTCAGATTTATATTACCAGTAAGACAATATGAAAATAATGTACAAGAATTTCAAATTGATGAAAATCTACAAACATTTCAGTTTACATATATAGATGTTCCATTATCTGGAAAAGTGAGTACGATGACTGTCGAAGTCCGAGACCCTGGAGGGACATCTTATAGAACATATACTGAATTCAATAGTACATATTTAATGTCATCTGATGATTATGGTTATGTTTCTAGAAGAACCGATTCAGGGAGAAGAGTATATTTTGGAAATGGATTAATAGGTATACAACCATTAGCCGGATCAACTGTCAGAGTAACTGTACAAGAGACTCAAGGTTTAGATGGAAATGTTATTACCGGATCTATTACAACAGGACAGAGATTATATACCACAGATGGAACAGTTACTAAAAGTATTAATTATACAGTAACCAATACATCACCGGCAACTGGTGGAACAGATGAAGAGTCACTTGAGGAAATAAGACAAAACGCTATCAATAATTTAACATCACTTCATAGACTAGTTACTGAAAATGATTATATTAATGCTAATGTTGTTATGACAAATTCTCCAATCACATCATCATCTAAACCAGTTCTTAAAAGATCAGATGTTAGAGTTAATGAAGTTCAATTATATGTTAATTTATTATATGGTAACTCTATAGTTCCTATGAAAAATGCATATAAAGAATATGATATTGATACAACATATATTCCAAGAGGGTCTATTGTAACAGCAAACGGTGAAAATTATTATACATTATTTGATATCACAATAGACACCGAAATGAATAACACAGCATATTATACATACATTATGAATATTATTTCACAAGTTCCTACATTGGTAAGAAGTTATGATTCTGCACCAAGTAGCCAACCATATGTTTTACCATTAGGTAATTTAACAGTAACAAGAATTGGCAGTGGTGTGATGTTTGAAATATCATACACAACATCAGAATCAAATTACGCAAATGCGACATGTCAAATGGAAATATTATCTAGTGGTGCTACATATGATATGACAAATAATATAGAACTTGAAAAGTTCGTGTATATATTTAATGATTATACCAGTATTCCGACTGACGAACAAATATATTATTTTACAACAAGTGATCCAAGCAGTCGTCAAGTTGCCAGATATTCAAACACATTTACATTCAGACAATCATTAAATTCATTTATGTTAAGTAATATATCATCAGATTCAACTGGTGTAACAGTATATGATATTCCAGCTATTAAGGCATCATATTACGATTCTACATCTTTTGTTCAAGCTGATTTTGAAACTCAAATTCTTCAGTCTATATTAACCAATATGGATTTCTCTAATTATAGAATGTTAACAGATTTCGTTAATCTTAAATTCACAAACACTACAGGTATAATGAAAAATATGATCTATAATAAGATCACGAAACAATCTGTTACAGATATTAGTGAATTACCTTTAAATCCAGATATTGGAGAGAGATATATTGTTGCTGAATGTGATTCTACATATGGTGAAGCATATAAAAATCAAATTGCAGAATGTATTGATACAACAGGTGTGATATGGTCATTTACAATACCAACATCAAATGATATTGTTAATGTAGACAATAAAGGATATAGATATATTTACACTGGTAAAGACTGGTTCCTTCCTATATATGAAATACCTCTTCAAATATCATTAGAGGTGTTTAAAGAAGACACATACAATGGATCAAATGTTGATTTGGCAGCTCTAATTAAATCAACATTAATAACTACATTTACTGATCGATTTGGATCAAATGCTGAATTATATCGATCTGAAATCATTCGAACTGTTCAAGGAACTGATGGTGTTGCTTATTGTACATTAATCACTCCGGAATCAGATATATATTTCGATTTTCCACTTGATGAATTAAAGGAAGAACAATTGTTGCAGTACGGGCCTGAGTACCTATACTTTAATACAAATAGTATTAGTGTAAGGATCTTATAATGAATAATTATTATGTATACATTTATCTTGATCCTAGAAAGCATGGAAAATATACTTATGGTTCATATGAATTTGATTATGAACCATTTTATGTTGGTAAAGGTAAAGGGATGAGATATAAAAGAATAAAATACAGAAAAAATCCATATTTTGAGCATAAAATAAATAAAATTAAAGAATTAGGATTGGAACCGATTATAGTTAGATTTGAAAATTTAAATGAAAATAAATCATTCAAAGTTGAAAAACAATTAATACATATAGTAGGACGATATAATACAACTAGTGGTCCATTAGTTAATATGACAGATGGTGGTGAAGGAAGTAGTGGTAAATTGATGTCACAGGAAACAAGAAATAAAATGAGTTTGACACACAGAGGACATAATCATCCAATGTTCGGAAAACACCACTCAGAAAAAAGTAAAAGACTGATGAGTGAAAAAAAGAAAGGTACTAAACTTTCTGATGAGCATAAAAGAAAGGTGAGTCAAAATCATGCCGATTTTAGAGGCGAAAATCATCCGAGGCATAAATTAGTAAAACAAGATGTTATTGAAATTAGAAAATTGTGTGATGAAGGAATATTAACACAAAAAGAAATTGCCAAAAAATTTAAAGTCAGTACAAAAACAATATATAATATAAAAGTAGAAAAAACTTGGTTGTATAAAGGAGATTGATTATGGAAATATTATTAGATAAATCAAAAATAAATCATAATAATCTCAAAAAATTTTTAACTAAAGTTGTTTCCGAGGAACTGTCCAATTTAACAGAACCTTGTTACGTACCCAAGATTAAGAAGTATTATTTCAATTTACTACATCTATGTAATTTAAAAGAATCTGATGTCAAAGAACATGTCAAAAGATTTTATTATGGAACGATATATTCTGAATTTCAACTTCAAAAAGACCCAATAACCAATTTGATAATATTTATTATGTATTATTTTCTTAGTGTTAATGATACCTCAGGATATTTTATTACTATGTTATATTTTAGTATAAGATACTATACTAATCTAATGTTCAAACAGATTAGATTCTGCAATCCTGACGCATTCAGGTATGCTATGGAGAATTTAGCCAAAACTCATTTATTTAGTAGAGAAAAAACAATATCAAATGCATTATATTTTATGGCTAGAGAAATTATGAAACGACACACTTCTGGTATAAAGAAAGGAAATCCAGAAGAAATAGCCAAGATGATAACCGAGATTAGAACACGGATATCACAGAGTATTAAAAGTTTTGCTGAATTATATTATAAAGCACAAGAACACGGAACAATTGTTAGAAATCCTTATGAGAGTGAAGATGAAGAAACAGGTAATAAATACCAAGAACAAAATCAAGATAAATATCAAAGAATAATCGAAGCTATAGTCAAAAAAATATGTGTTTATAGATATATTGATAAAAAGGCTATGATAGATGCTAAAACAATTACCAAGATAAATTTATCCATTGCCACAACATTGTCGAATTCAATTAACAATGTTAAATATATAGATAATATTAAAATAATAATGAAGTTATTTCTGAAGGATATTAAAGAAGTTAAAATATTATGTGGAAAAGAATATTTTAAATATCTTAGAGATCTTATGTCAATTAAAAGAACAGCATCTGTAATATATTTTAAACAACAAATTAATGAATTGGTCGAGAAGTTAGTCGATGATATTAATTATCGAGAAAAATATAATAATTTAAGTAATCAGTCAAAGTTCATGATTAATTTATATGTTGCACTATATCTTACAATGATATTAAAAAACACATTATGTTAACGACGAAATAAATGCAGAAGAGATTTAATTATCTCTTCTGCATTTGATCCGTTTAATTATATTAAACTTCTTTCCAATAAGGTTTCCCATTAGAATCAAAGGCTCTTTCATAATGTCTTTCAGATACATCTTGTGGTGGATTACCGACATTTGGTTGATTAATTTGTAAAGATTCAGCAGCAGTAGTATCGTCACTTGAAACTCTACTAGGTGGTTCAGATGTCATATCAACAGTTCCTTGATTGATTCTTCCATCTGTTTGTGTTTCTAATTTTTTATCATCTTCTAATTGAGTAGGTCCACCATTAATATCTTCAACATAAACACCTCTTCTATCTCTCATATTATCTAAATAATTCTTAAGCGTAGGACGAGCATTAGATGTATATTCAGATCCAACAACCATCGTATCATATAAACTTCCAAATTCAATTCTAACATCAACCATACCCATTTCTTGCCCATATGATATTTGTTGTTGATCTCCACCTTTAACCAATGTAACATTACCAATATATCCTGAAGGAATAGATAATAATCCTGGAACCTTAATTCTACAGAAGAAAGGCCAATTATAATATACGCCATCATCTGTTTGTGGTAATGCTAATAATAACATAGCCGCTATAGGTCCAATAATATATTTTTCTTTTAAAGCCTGATTAGCCGGTTGAGGATTATATAATCTTACTGTAATAGTATATGATGGAGTAAATCCACTATTCTTCCAAATCATAGGCATATCAACACGAGCACCACCTAATAATTTATTAGTCATATGACCTATGTTTTCTAATCTTTTTCCAACACCACCCATCTCAGATACAACACTTTTAAAACCAGCTTTAGTAGCACTCAATGCACCTTTAGCCCCTGATCCAAATGCGTTTAACATTCCAATATCAGAATTTTCCATAAAATCTAACATTTTACCAATAGCACCACTAGCACTTTTTTGTCCTGTTATCTGAGATAATTCAGCAGTACCAGTAGAGACTAAATCTGTAAATCTATTCAAGAATGATTCCGAATATTGATTTGTAAAACTGTCAGTTGGAAAGTTATCTGCTATATATGCCAATTTTATTGGTTCACTAGATAATGTGAATAAATGTTTTTCTAATAATTTCTTATATGTTGTCCAATCAGGATTAAGTGTAAATAATGTCGCAGCAGTCTCAAAGTTAGGTATCATCGGTTCAATTTCCATTACAGGTAAAGAATTGTGCGTTAATTCATAACTTGTTGCCTGATCTGTTGGAGGATGACCTATAATATCAGGTAATGTAGTCATTAGTTTATATCTCCTTTTAATAAATCAAACATATTAGGATCTAAATCAAAATCAAAACCTCTATCTTGTTGTCCACTAGACACATTTGAAATAGAATTACTTATTGCGCTTGTAGCTTTATTAAAATTATTTACTACAACACCCTGAAATTTTTTCATATCATCAAAACTTTCTTGAACCTTCTTATTAGATTCTAGATTAGCTTTAATTTCAGATGCCTTTTCACCAGCTTTCATTGTTGCAATTTGACCTGCTGACATAATTGGTCCCATTACAGATTCTTTTATTTCATTAACTTTTTCACTAATAGGCACTGCAATCTTTTTTCTAAATATTGCTTTTACACCAGTCGTTCCATATTTTTCACGACCAGTCATTATCATATCACCAATCTGAATAATATCTTTATTCTTTTTTAACTGAAAATATCGTTGTTCTACTCCTGATTGACCACCTCTTGTAATCATATCATAAGCAGCCGAAGTTATCTTTCCTTTATTAAGTCTTTTCTTAAATGATTTAAACATTCTCGATTCAGCTATACCAGCAGTAACACCAGTTTCTCTTTCTATTTCTCCACGTTCGGAAAATACTTTACCCATTTCTTCTCTAAACTTTTTAGGAAAAAGTATTCTGGATATGAAATTAACAATAGGACCAAATAATGTACCAATTTTCTCTGGTATTTCTTTTATAGAAGTAATAATACCACCAGCAATACTTGACATTTTAGATGGCATATTTTTAATACCATCAGCAACAGATGAAACACCAGTACTTGTTTTTTCTAATGCTTTTGCTACTGTTAAATTCTTAAAAAATCCCCATATTCTTGATGGTAAATTTTTAAGCCATTCTCTAAATCTAGTTTGTATACCTAAAGCCCATTTATCCATCTTTGTAGTTAAATCTCGACCCCATTCTAAAAGATCTTTAAATTTATTAATATAAAAATCAAGCGCAGTTTTTAAAACATCTTTTAAACTAAAATCTGCAAAAAAGTCATATACCATTTTTAAACCACGGGCAATTTGTTTAGAATATTCATTAAGAGTTTTTCTAAGCAAAAGAATCCCACCAATAATTAATAGTGTTTTAGCATTAATA